ACACAATTTAGTGTAAATAACATCTCTAAAACTAAGAGCACACAAATGCAACAATGAGGATGTATAATGTAAGATTCCTTGTCCCATATTGGATTCATTTAAAAAAAACATCTCTCTTGTTGAAAGAAAATGTTCTTTCAAATTTTGCAGATTATCTTGGTTGTGTTTTCTTTCATTATCTGAATCTTTCAACCACACTTTGATCAAGTTTTCAGGTATGAGACATTTTTTATTTGAGTGTGACATTAGTGTTAATAATATAAATCTATACAAGGATGGATAATGCTGACGGAAGGGATAGAACATATACAAAAATTGGATAGGCATAAATGATGGACCCCATCTTGTTTTATCTAAATTATAATTGATTATTATTCTTCTCTCACTGGTTCTTCTAAGATCTCTCAACATGTCCCTCATAGTTGTCAACTTAACATCACCATGAGTCAACATTTCTCTCTCATCATCCTTACATATTAATCTAGAAAATGACTCTAAGATATTGATAGTTATTCTCTTATCTATAGGCAATATGAGGATCTCCCTGACACCTCCAATTTGATTCTTCTTAAATACTTGAAAATATAAGTCTTGCATTTTGTTATCATTTATAATATCAAAAGCATGTGTTTTCCCTTTTTGTAACAACTCAATGACGCCTTCTATACAACGTTTCCTTGGGTTTATTCTTGTCCAAGTTACTTCTTCAGCACTTTGTTCATCATCATCCTTATATTCAATATACTTCTCTTCCAATTTATCAACATATTTTCGATCTGGCTTATTTTTCTTTTTTTTGTTCAATACTTCATCTGTTAGTTTCAACACTTTATGTGTTGAACTAGACTTATATGTGGCGTATTCTGATATTGGCTTGTTGATGAACTTATTTTGTGCAGCTTTTCTGTGTGATAATCCAGCAACTGCTTTGTTGTGTTTATTCATAGATTGGAGTTTTGACCCAATGATGATAGCAAACCTTGAGAATTGATTCTTGTGAGGGTTTCTGATCAAATATTTAGCATCATTCATGATGTCTGACCCACCAGTGTGTAATTTAGAGCTTTGCTTAACATAATTAAGTGAGTCCTCACCATCTAGCATTTTATTTAGTATTTGGAATGTTGCATGAGTTGGATCATCTTGATTCTTGTTGAATAACATGGTGAAATACATCTCACATAATATTTGTTGAAAGTTGATCTTGCCACCTCTAGTTAAAACTCTTGGCAATAATATTGATGCTCCTGATAATTTATCAGAAATTGTGTCAAAAGAAGATTCATGGTTTATTTTACCAAACTTAAAATCAGGGAAATAAGAATTTAAATTTTTATTCATATCTTGTGCG